ATCTAATAACCATTAATAATTCTGATTCTCTAAGTAAGATGTATTTGTTTCCACCTACTTTAATTTCTACTCCTTGATGATATGGTGGAAGAATTACTTCATCACCTACTTTTACACTCATTGGAATTGCTACTCCACTTTGTGTATAGATTCCGTCACCTACGGCTTCTACTCTTGCTCTTTTTACATCTTCCGATTTTGCACTATCTGGGATGATAATACCACCGGCAGTTTTTGAAACTTCTGCCTCTAATTCACTCAATAGGACTCTGTCTCCTAATGGTTTTGCTAATTTGTCTGCTGATTTTGCCATAACTTTTTGTTTTTAAAATTTTGCTATATGTGAAAATGTTGATTGTAACCAGTCCAACACATTTGGGAAACCTTCTAATACTCTATTCTTCAAACCATACTTTAAGAAAGTTTGTTTGTCAAATTTAGTAGTTGGTTCGTTGTATCTATCCATAATTTTCATACGGAGATTACCACTAAATGTTGGTTCTGCTAACTGCATTAATTTACGATTTCTTTCGCAAATTTCCAAATTATTTAAGAATAATTCGTGTGCTTTTGATTTTTTAGGTAATGTGTTTACATAATTAACCATATCGGTAGTATCAACTAATTGGTGTTCACTTAACATTGGAAATGCTTTCATAATTGATTTAACACCCAATCCACTTATACCTTCAACATTGTCGGATTTGTCTCCGTCAATCATTCTGAAATTAATGAAATTGTGTGGGTGGATACCAAATTCCTCTACTACTTCTGGAATATTGTAAACTTTCTTTTTAGATGGTGAATATACACTCACATCTTTATTTACCAATTGTAGAAAATCTTTATCCGTACTCATTATCACAACTTTTTCGTTTTCTTGTCGTAAGGTTGTTGCAATATAAGCCATAACATCATCTGCTTCAATTCCATCATAAATCATAATAGAAACAGGTAATGATGAAAGTAATTCACCCAATGCAGACATTTGTCTTTTCATTGATGCACTTTCTTCTTCAGGATTCATTTCGATAGTTGCGGCACGATTCAATCTCATTTTGATTTTGTTCTTACCTCTCTCCGATTTGTATCCTCCGTATATTTCTTTTCTACTTTGTGAACCACCTTTACCGTCAAATACAACGATAACTCTTGTGGGGTTAATTGTACGGATTGCAAAGCCGATACTTTTTAAAGTACCGACTATGCCTCCAATATGGTCACCATTATCATTAAGATTTGGTGCGGTTGACCAAGAACGAATGAAGGTATTAAGACCATCAATTACTAAAGTTTTAGAGTTGCGTTGCAAATCTCCAAATCCTTTATGTTCTTCATCTATTTCTTTTAGTATATCTAAATACTTTTTACTAATCTGACTCATTTGCTTCGTCCGTTGTTACTTCAACTTCATCCGAATTGGAATTGTTTTTATATTGCAATATTGCAGTCTCACAAATTCTTAAATAAATTTGTTCTTTAAGTTTCTCATCTGAAAGCATTTTTGCAAAGTCTTTAGATTGGAACTTCATAATCTCTCCAGAATCGATATCAATATATTCATACCAAGCTCCTGCTTGTTTAAGGATTTTAGCGTCTTTCATAACTGCTAACCATCCACCATAATTATCAATACCTCTATCAAAGAAAATATCAAAGTCTGCATGTCTCAATGGTGGGCCCATTCTGTTTTTAATAACCTGACAACGAACTTTAATACCTACAATTCTATCACCTTGTTTCAATTGTCCCATATTCTTCAATCTCAATCTAACCGAAGCATGGAATGCTAATGCCTTACCACCCGATGTTGTCCACGGGTCACCAAACATTGCGTTCATCTTTTGTCTTAATTGGTTTGTGAATACTAAAGCGATTGATTGACGACCAATCATATTGGTAATCTTTCTCATTGCTTTTGAAATAATAATAGCTTTGTCGGTTGCGTAACCATCTTTATCGTAGTCAGCTTCCATCTCTTTCTTTGAAGATGCTGCTGCTACTGAATCGACTACAATTGTAACTAATCTATCTTTGTCTCCTGTTCTAACCTTTTCAATAATTGTTTCACATGCTTCAAAGATACCTTCAACGGTGTCAACTGAAACATATAATAATTTTGAAATATCTACTCCGATTGCTTCTAAATATTCTCTACTTACGGCAGTTTCGGTATCAATTAATACGGCCACTCCACCTTTGCGTTGTGTTTCAGCAAGGAGATGGGCGGAGAGCAAAGATTTTCCACTTTGCTCTAAACCCGTAATCTCACTAATACGTCCAACAGGGAAGCCACCATAAGGTCTATTAGAGATTGCAACATCCAACATAGCATTACCAGTTGAAATCCAATCTTTAACATTGGTAGGAGCATCACCACCTTCATCATTTAGAAAGTAGGCAATCTTACCATCCTTATTTTGTTTGTTTAATGAATCTGCAAGAATACTTGCTAAATCCTCTTCTCTTTTGGCCATTGTAACCTAATTATTAATTGTTAAATAAATCATCAAATGCTGATGCTACATCATCCTTTTGTGCTGGTTTTGCAGCTTCTTCCTTTTCCCAAGGTAAGTCACCTATTTCACCAGTTGTTCCACCCATATCAGATGAAGGTTGTGTTGGTGTAGGAGTTGATACTACTGCTTTTGGTTTTGGTGCTTCTAATTCTTCAATGATATCATCACTACCAACAGCTGCTGATGGGTTCAACCAATTTTCTAAAACTGATTTTAATTCAGCGTAAGATAATTCCGAATATAATTCAGTAATTTCTTTCTGACCATCTAATAATTGTTGGATTTGTTCAGGTGTATCTGCTAACTTAGTTGTTGCAGGTTTAACTCTGATTGTTGTTGTTGGATAAGATGCATTAGATTCTTCTGCTGACATTACTTCCAATACGATATCTCTACCTGTCATTGGGTCTGTAATATCTCCGTAATCAGGGTCAGCAATATATCCTAAGATATCTTGATAAACTGTCTTACCGAATCCCCAGAATTTTACTCCTTCTGATTCTTTACCTCTTACGATAACTGGTACAAAAGTTCTTAACTTTGGTTCCATTTTCTTACCTGCTTTCCAATCATCAGTATCACCTGTTCTCTTAAGTTTTTCTGCAAACTCTACGATAGGGTCAGGTCGACCAAATGACATTGGACTTAAATAAGTCTTGTTGTTAATGTTGTAGTGAAAGTAAAGTTCAATGAAAGGAATGTCTTTGTTGAACTTGTAAGGAACGATTCTCACTTGAGATTTTCCGTTTGCCGGTTTAAAGATTGCGTCCGACTTTTTAGTGTTGTTTTGTAAAGAGCTAAATCTCTTTAGAGCCAATGAAATGTCCATTGTTTTTTTGTTTTTAAGGTTTAAAATTTGTTTTTAAAGTTGAGGTTTATATCGCGATATTCCTATATCTAAATATAACTTTTTCATCTTTTATTACTATAAATATACGACTATTTTTCCACATTACCAAATCTATTTTTGGAGGTTTTTTACCTTTCTTTCTAGGTAAAATACCGCTTTTTTGAGGTCTTCCAGTTCTTTTTGAGGGTCTTTTTTACCCGCTCTTGCTACATATTTGACTACATTGAATAAGTAAGCATCTTTGTCTAATCCCCATGCTTCACATACTTTAATTACTTCGTATGGATTGTCTACTCCTCCATAGTGTTGAGGGCCGTTTACCATCTCCTTTTGTGGTGCCGGAGGTGTATGTTTAAAATCAGGTAATAAATCTTCTTTTTTTATTTTTGGTTTTGCTGGCATAGTTATTTGTTTTTTTGAAATGGGTGGTGGTGTTAGTATTTGTGATGAATATTTTCCGAATCCAAACATAATTTATAATTTTATCTTTTCCAAATTTGATACCACTTTTTAGGTTGTTTTTCAGGTGGTGTAAAAGGACTTGTATTGTCCCAAATGTTTACAATTCCACCATATCTTACTTGCATCATCTGCATAAATAACTGATGATATTGTGATGGTATTTTATCAAAGTCTGCCTTTATTTCAACATCCAATGATATACTCCTTCCTTCACCTGTCATCAATTTCAATTGGTCTTTCATTGATACAATTGTTGTTTGTTTCATTATTAGATGTTTTCCATCTCCAATATGAAATTCAGCTTCTTCTTTTTTCTTAGCTACCATAACTTATTTTTTACTATCCCAATACATTTGTCTAACCTTTGCTCCTAATTCGGAATTGTTAGGTGTATCTAATATTGTTCTACCTTCTATTGTTATTAAGTTTCTATTTTCACTTAAATAACATTCTCTACATAATTGACCTGCACCCTCAACATATCCATAACGAAAATCAATGTGAGATTCTTTTAATGTTGTAGTTTCTTTACCACACATAATACAGGTTTCATAAAGTTCTAATTCATCACTTTGTTTTCCTACTGATGTGACTAATCCGTTTTCATCGATTGTAAGTGGTACATGTTGTTCACCCATAATTTATACTTTTTGTTTATTTAATTTATTTTTTAATTTGACAACTAATGCACATGATTCATACTCCTCAAAATCAATAAGGATTTGTAATTGTTCTTCTAAAAGGTCTGTGAATTCTCTACTATCAATAGACAATGTAATAACAATAACTTCTTTGATTAAGACTTTTGCAAAATCAACTCTTTTCTTTTTAGTTCGTAAACCATATGCAACACCTTCTACGATTGCTTTTGCAAGTTCTCGTCTATTATTTTCAAAAATATCAGAAGGTTCGTCTGCGTGAATTTCAATTGGTTTAAATCTTTTTCTTATTGACATAAATCAAATATAAGAAAAATAATTTAATTCTCCAAATTTTCTGTATTAAAAGATTTAAATACTTTTGTAGGTATCTTTTTGTATCCTGTATTTGATGTAGTTAAAATACAATTTCTATATTCTTCCCAATCAATCATATATGAATTATCCAACATACCACCTGTTTTAGACTTAACTACTTCATTAAGTGCATTAATAGTGTATATTGTATTTGATTGTTTCTTTCTATGTACAAGAATGGTTTTCCAGTCCGAAGGGATTGCATTAGAACCCTTTTCGACATTAAAAGTAATAAATGCTTCTTCCGGTCTTATTTTACTTTCTAAAATAAAAACATTTGGGTTGGTTAGAGTATAGTTTGTCAATATGAAATCAACCGACTTATTCAATTCCTCCTTTGTTGTAAAAAGGCAAAGTAGTTGTGTATTCATTATGATAATTTATATTCTTTAGCTTTTAATGCTACCTGTGTTAATGCCTTATTCTTTGCACCTTCAGGTAAAATTTCATTCAATCTCTTAATTCTATCTATCACCTCTAATCTAGTTTGTTTGTCTGACATATCTAAATCTTCAAAATCATTCAATAATTCTTTACTCATAGAAGTTACAACATCAATTCTATCATTTGGGTCTTTCCATTTTTTGAAATCAGTTGTACCATTCTTAAATGCCAATCCACCAAAACGAGATTGTGGCATTTCAAATGTAGGTGCAGAACCAATACCTCTTGTTCTAACTCTAGCTTCAAAAATTGGAATAATACTACCACCACCGATATCAATACCAACAGACATTACACCACCTTTGTCGGTAACTTTAATTTGCGAGTTAATCTTATCGTTTAATTGGTCTTTTAATTTAGCCTTTTTAGCGGGGTCTTTTTCATTTTCATACATTCCCATTTCCTTACCTATACCTAACAAACTAACTAAGTTTTCTTTTTTCATTTCAATTGCAGGTTCTTCACCATATACAACCATCAATCTATCCAAATGTTTATTTTCTGGGAAAAGAATATCGTCAATGTGTGTTTCTTTTCTAACAATTTCATCAACTACATGTTTATTCTTTGGATTGGTGAATTGTTCTTTGATGGCAACGGTCATCTCCTTATCCAATCCTCTTACATTTTTATAAATTTCTTTTATTTTTGGATTAGATGAAGTTTTGGCCATATCTGCCAAAATTTTAATATTGTCTCCCTTTGTTACATCTGATAATATACTTTCTGCAAAATCTCTAAATGTAAGTTTTGATAATGGTTTTCCTGTAAGTTTTTCTATACTTTGTAATCTATTTGATAATCCTTTTGCACCAAATCTACCTTCTGGATTTTTCTTCAAATCGTTAAAATCTTCTTGGAAAGCTTCCATTGTTTTTGAATTGGTTGCCAATTTAGACAATTTACTCAATTCTTCGGTTCTTCTATTCTTATAATCATTTAATGTAGGTAGGTTTTGCATTCCTTTAGAAGTCAAACCATCCATCATATCACCCATACCACCACTAAATACGAATACACTCAAATCTTTTTTCAAAGATAATCCCAATCTACTACCATCTTTTAATTGCATGAAACAATCCGATGATGTACCATGTCCTTCACTACCTACAACAGCTCTACCTTCATCGGTATCCCAAGTAAATTCTTTAATATTTTTGAAATTAATATTTTCTTGGATATATGAAAGAGTACTAACTGCAGAATCTACCCATGCATCATCTAATAAAGTATCTGATTTACCTGCAACCTTTCTTAAATCTTTTTCTACTTCTGCAATTGCTTTATCAAACGAAACTCCTTTGTTAATCATTTCGGTTAATTTCTTACCACCATACACAACTGCACATTCTCCAGCTCTACTTGCAGCAGTTCCTGCACCAACTCCCAATTTAACTCCAGATTTTTTTGCCTTTTCTTTATCTGCAAGTTCTTGTGTTTTAGTTTTACTTAATGCTTTGATTACTTTATCGTTATCTTTTTGCATTAACTCTTTAACCTTTTTAGGGTCTGTTATCTTTTCTCCAGGTTTTGTATATGGATTTGTAGTCGAAATATTATCAGACTCACCATCCTCTACATCCGACTGAGTAGATGTTGGTTTTTCTTTTTGTGGTTTTTCTTTTTGAGGCTTTTCCTTTACAGGTTTGTCAGGGAATACTTTTGCACCAGGACCTTTAACACCAAATGCATTAGTTGGCTGTTCTTCGTCTGGTTGTTTTGCAGTCTCCATATCACCATACTTACCTTTGTTTGCATTTAAGAATGCTTCCAAATCGGCCATAGCAGCTGTATGTGCTTTATCATTTTCTTTTCCGATATTTCCATATTGTATCGCCGTAGAAAATACTACCTCACCACCTTTATTATTTTTGTATTTCTTACCTTTGTAAAATTCAATAGCAGCTTGTAATCCTGCATCTTCTTTAGGAGCTTCATTCAAAGATGATTCAGTCAAATAAGAAAAATATACTCTTACTTTTTGAGCAATCTCATTTGCATCACTTATCTTATTCTCTCTTAGAATTTCTACTAATTTTGTAACTTGTTCCTCTTTTGTCAAATCAATAATACCGGTATTTACACGGTATTCTAATTCTTTAAGGATTTCTTGAAAATTTATTGACATTTTTGTTGTTTATTTTTAAAATGCAGAACTAATTAAATCGTAATCTTTTTTAGGTAATTCTTTTTGAGCTTTTTGTAAAAGACTATTAACTATTTCACCTCTTTCTTTTGCTTCACGAGGTTGTAAATATCCTCTATTATCGTGATACTTTTTAATTTGTTGTAATTTAGATAAAGCTTCTCTATCATCCATATACATTGCCAATTCAACTGCTGCAGCTGAATGTTGGTTATCATCTGTCATTTTACTTACCT